CTAACGGTACTGCAACTTCGAGAACAGAAGCGCCAGCGGCAACTCCAGCACCAGCTGTAGAAACTGCACCAGCACCACAAGCAGAAGCAACTCCAGCACCAGCGGCTGAGTCAGCACCTGCAGACAGCGGTGACGGTAAGGCACAAGATATTCTTGCAATGATCCGTTCAAGACAAAACAACTAATAGCACAGGGAGGGAGAAATCCCTCCCATTTATTTGATAAGGAGATACTATGGCTAAATCGTTTGATCCGAGCAAGTTTCGGACACAACTAACAAAATCTATTTCAGGTATGAGTGCAGGATTTAATGATCCCACTGATTGGATTTCAACAGGTAACTATGCACTCAATTATCTTATCTCAGGTGATTTTCACAAAGGTGTTCCTATGGGTAAGGTGACTGTGTTTGCAGGTGAGTCAGGCGCAGGTAAATCATATATCTGTGCAGGTAACATTGTAAAAGCAGCACAGGATCAAGGCATCTTTGTTGTACTAATTGATTCAGAGAATGCACTTGATGAAAGTTGGCTACACGCTCTTGATGTAGATACTTCAGAAGAAAAACTACTAAAACTAAACATGTCAATGATTGATGATGTAGCAAAAACTATTTCAACATTCATGACAGACTACAAAGCAATGGACGAAGAAGATCGTCCTAAAGTTCTGTTTGTTATTGATAGTTTGGGTATGTTACTAACACCTACAGACGTTGATCAATTTAACAAAGGTGATATGAAAGGTGATATGGGTCGTAAGCCTAAGGCATTGACTTCACTTGTTCGTAACACAGTTAATATGATTGGTTCGCACAATGTAGGACTTGTATGTACTAACCATACATATGCAAGCCAAGATATGTTTGATCCAGATGACAAAATCAGCGGTGGACAAGGCTTTATCTATGCAAGTTCAATTGTAGTTGCAATGAAAAAGTTAAAACTAAAAGAAGACGAAGACGGTAACAAAATCAGCGAAGTACGTGGTATACGTGCAGGCTGTAAAGTAATGAAAACACGTTACGCAAAACCGTTTGAAGGTGTGCAAGTTAAGATTCCATACGAGACAGGTATGAACCCTTACAGTGGACTTGTAGAACTTTTTGAAAAGAAAGGTCTGTTATCTAAAGATGGCAACAGATTAAAATATATTGATTCAAAAGGCGAAGAACACAAAGAATATCGTAAAAACTGGACAGGCGAATTGCTCGATATGGTAATGTCAGATCATGTTAATATTACTGATGAAAAGGTAAATATCCAAGACGACATAGAAGAACCAATCGAGGAGCCTGTTAATGGATGAATCACAAATTGTTGATATTTGGACAGTATTTAAGGATAACATTGACAAGAAAAATATTGAAGTTGTTGCAGAACGCTACGTTGAAGTCTGTGCAGATTATGGCGCAGACGATGAACATTTTAAAAACGCACTTGGCAACTGCAATGATCTTGACAATGCAATTAACTACTATCTTGATGTTGATAATGACTCATACGATGACGAAGAAGAGGACTGGTAATGGGTTGGTATAGTGAAATATCTAGAGATATTTCTAAGATTCCAGACGCAGTAGCACACTTTGAGTCAGAACTTTCTGAAGCTCGTAAGGAAGTAAAACTACACGGCAATGTAGAACGAGCCGCGGCAGAAATGCCCGGCATTGTCGAACACCGCTTCAATCAACTGCAAGAAATTGAAGCAATCCTGAACTACTTAAATATTGAACTGCGTAGATTGCGTAGTTCGTTTTTTAAAAAATATCTTGAAAACTATCAACGAGCTCTGTCAAGCCGTGACGTTGAAAAATACGTTGACGGCGAGGCAGACGTTGTTGACTACGAAAAGATTATTAACGAGTTTGCACTAATGCGTAACAAATGGTTAGGTGTTCTCAAAGCACTTGATCAAAAGCAGTGGCAAATTACAAACGTGGTTAAACTTAGAGTAGCAGGGATGGAAGATGCCACGTTATAACATACTAGTAGGATGTGATCAAACTTATTACGATGATTGGGCCATACATCTAGTACGAAGTATAAAATATTTTAATCCTTGGATAACCTGTCATGTCCATGTTGTAAATCCTACACATATAGAAAAAGTTAAAGGTGTAGAATATACAAGTGAACAAAGAGAGTTTGTAAATGACACTGCTAGAATAGGTTATCTACAAGCAGTTAGATTTTTAAAAGTAGCTGAAAAGTTTAGCGACAAAGATCTGGTTATGACACTAGATGCAGATACTATTTGCACAAGAAAAACTACACCTGAAAAATTTATAGAAGTAGCAAAACGAATAACAGTATTACGACATCTTAAAGACAAACACTGGTTAGCAGGGCTAGTTACTTACGGACATCCCGGATTTGCTAAAGACTTTGCAGATAGACTTTTAGCAAAACCATTTGATCAATGGGCTCCTTTTCATGATCAAAATGTACTATACGAATTAAGTAAAGAATATGATTTTCACGAACAACCTCCAAAACTATATTGGATGAGTATAGGTAAAAACGGAAACCAAAGTGTGTTTCTAACCTTAAAGGGCAAACAGAAAGAGAAAGATAAGTATCTTAATACATACAAAAAATTTATAGTTAGGGACATTTAATGTTAGAAGAACACTTAGGGGGTCACAACGGCCTTACACATTTAGACGAAGGTGCACTTGATTGGTTTAAGAATCTTGGTCACAAAAGTTTTTTAGATATAGGTTGTGGACCAGGCGGCATGGTAGAACTTGCAGAACAAAAAGGGTTTTATGTGTTAGGCATTGATGGCGACCATACTCTAGAAAGATACAATCCAAAAAATTTTATTCTACACGATTTTACAACAGGACCGGCACCTGTAAATGAAATATTTGATATTGGTTGGAGTGTAGAATTTGTCGAACATGTTTATGAAAAATATATTCCTAATTATGTGCAAGCAATGCAAAAGTGCAAGAATCTTGTTATGACACATGCTGTCGTTGGCCAGACAGGATATCATCATGTAAACTGTCAAGACCCACCATATTGGATTAACACTATGAAGAACTATGGTTTTAGATTAGATCAAACACTAACAAACCAATTGCGTAGAGTTTCTACAATGGGTAAAAAGAAGAAACACAGATTCTTGGAAAAAACAGGAATGTATTTTGTAAATGAAAAACTCTGAACCATTAATTGTTGCAATCAAAGAAGCGTATAGAAATCATCCTATCATAGGAGGAGACAATGTTGTACTAGCTGACTGGTCAGATAAAGATACAATTAATAGTGCTGATATTTTTTTACAAAGTAACATACTAGAACAAAAACGTCAAAAAAAATTAGGTCATATCTACGAATACATAAGGTACAGCGGCAAGCCATACATATGCGCAGAGTCAGCAGTGTTCAGAAGAAACATGCCTAACTATCCAAATCCTAGAGCATATCATAGATTCAGTTGGTGGAGTTATTTTCATGACGAGGGCGAATACAATGTAAAAGATTGTCCTCAGGATCGGTGGAATAGAGTACAGTCAGAACAGAACATAGAAATCAAAGATTGGCACCAACCTGGTGATGCAATATTATTACTGCTTCAACGACCAGGAGATAGTAGTTTAAAAAACTTATTAAAAAAGCATAAGACTTATGATGCGTTTCTTTCTCACACATTAACAGAAATACGCAAGTACACTGATAGAAAAATTATTGTAAGACTTCATCCCGCCCGTATTGAAAGACAGTTAGAAATAATCGATCGCTGCCATCTAAAAAACTTTGAACTAAGTCAAAATAATACAGGCGCGGGTTTACTAAACGGCGGTGACGGATTGTATCAAGACTTTAATAGGGCTTGGGCTGTGATTGGATTCAACACTAACGCACTAACTGAAAGTGCTTGTGAAGGAATACCTACATTTAGTTTATGTCCAAGTTCAATGGCTTGGCCAGTAAGTAATAAAAGTTTATCAAAGTTAGAAAAACCAGATGTTTTTGATCGCCAACAATGGCTTAACAATCTTGCATATTGCCAGTGGCGTACAGACGAAATAGAACAAGGGTTACCTTGGCAACACCTTAAAAGTTTATACCCTGCTGTAATTGATAGA